TACGCTCAGGCTGGGTATTTCACTGGATCAGCACCCGATAGCGGTTATTATCCTTCTAGCTGGCTCATTGATATTTATAATTACAAAGGTGTCGCTGCTACTGGCATGGTCCAATTTTTTTCTCAGAGTACCGCAGTATCAGCTAGCAACGGTTACAGTCACTGCACGTACAACTCAGGCTGCTACGGCAACGGGTCTACACCGATCACGAGTTTGCAGTTGAATTGTGGTGGCGCTAACTGGATGCGATACAGCAAATTCGCTATGTACGGGAGAGACTGATGGCCGCTACCCATGTCCATATCGCAACGGCTACAGCTTCAAGCTCCGCTGCTTTTCTAGAGTTCACGGCTATTCCACAAACGTATAGTGATCTTGAAATAATTTTTAGCTTCAAGTACAAAACGTTTGCCAGCGGAACGCAGGCTTATCACAACACTTTTTGGAACGTCAACGGGTCTACAACGAGCAGTGTTTATCCTATGATTTATCAAGGAATGATGTACGGCGCTGCTGATGCTCGTAATGCTACTTCGACGTCCACGGCGGATACTTTTTTTGAAATGCAGACTGGCATAGCTGACCATGACACTCCAACCAGATCTGTTTGTGGTCGAATGATGTTATTTAATTACACGGCGGCAACTACCACTGGAAAATCAATTCAAGCTCGTTGGAGTTGTATGCGAAATACTCAAACTGCTATTGACAGGTGCATGATTGCGGCTGACGGAAACCTAAATATAGCTGCGGCAATAAGCTCCATTAAGGTCTACGCATATGACAACAACGTTTTTGCAGACGGCGCGAATATGCGTCTTTACGGAATAGACAGAACAGCTTAGGAGCAATTATGAGTACCCCACGAGTAGCGACAGTTGATTGTTCAACAGGCATTGAAACTGTTCGTGACATGACGACAGAAGAAATAGCGGCACAAGAAGCGCTCAATGCAGAAATCGCTGAACGTCAAGCCGCCGACGAAGCAGAGGCAGCAGCGAAAGCAGCAGCGAAAGCCTCAGGTGACGCCAAACTTAAAGAGCTTGGTTTAACTGACGAAGAAATCGCTGCTCTGGTGGGATGAACATTGTCGATGCCCCCGGCAAAATCACTACCGGACGGCCACTAAAACCATTCGGCATAGTCGTACACCACACCGCCTCCAACCGCAACGCCAACCCCGACAACGTGGTAGCAATGTGTATACGTGGCGTCAACAAAGTACCTGGACCTCTCTACAACTATTTGATTAAACGTGACGGCACGATTATGAAACTCACGGGTGGCAACATTAAAGCCAACCACGCAGGTCGAGGCTTACAGTCCGTCCTGACTCGTGTCCAGAAAAACCTTCCCGTGACCGGCAACGCAGCCGCACCAGGAAAGATCAGCGCGAACTCACGGTTTATTGGGGTGTCTCTTATTAATGATGGTTTGGGTGAAGATGTGCCCGAAGCTCAGATGGACGCATTGATTGAACTGTGCGCCTTTCTGTGCGACGGACATAACTGGAACCCGGACGCAGCGGTAATAGGACACAAGGAATGGACTTCTAGGAAAGTCGATCCTTTGTTCTCGATGCCTGAGCTGCGAATGATGGTTCAACGTCGCATGGTTACGTCTGTTCCCACAATGGTTTTACCGAAAGAACCTGATGACGGCATGGTGCCGTTTCCTGGGACACTTCGGAAGGGGTCACGTTCGTCTGCTGTAAAGTTTATGCAGGAACGCATAGGTGCGTCAGCGGATGGTATTTTTGGACGAAACACGAAAGCTAAATTAATGGCGTGGCAAAGGGCCAACTCCCTTCGCGCCGACGGAATATGCGGCCCCCAAACGTGGGGTCGTCTTCAACTGAAAAGGAACGACATTGTTCAACCAGCGTTTTATTAAAGACTCTTTAGAGCGTGGAGTATCTACGTTCGCTCAAGCATGGGCAGCAGCTATGGCTGTACCCGGACCTGACTGGGGTGACTCCCTAAAAATTGCGGGGGTCGCTGCTCTCATCGCTATCGCTAAAGCTGTTGCTGCTACACGGGTAGGGGACTCCGAATCGGCATCTCTTAGCAGCTAGGGAGATGGGTTGTGGCAACGCAATATCGGTCAGAAATTGCATATAGGGCATCAGGCGTCGCTTATGGGACGCCTACAACTATTACCCCTGCCACCATTGCAGCCACAGCAACCATCCCCACCGATTTCGAGTTCGAGTACCGCCAGTCTGGGCAAGCGTACCGAAACGGTTACGACTATCGTCAAGGACTCATAACTGGCAACGCCTACCTGGTTGTTGCTACTCCTGCCACGGTAGGTGTCACCACTTCGATTACGGCGACCGGTGGAATACCGATCACGGTATCTGTTTCAACTATTGCTGCTGTTGCGGCTGTTCCTGCTGTCGATATTGACGCTAACTACGTTCACGTTGACACGGGTATAGCTGCCGCAGCGAGTTTGCCTGCCCCCACGATTTTGACTGGGGCGTTGATGACTCCAGCCACGATTGCTGGGGTCGCAGCGATCCTCACTCCAACCCCTGAAGTTGAGGTGATCGCCAACCATGTCAGTGGCACCGGCGCTGTCCCAGCCCCCACTAAAGAATGGCACATCCTCCCAGGCACCATTACTTGCACCACCACAATGGGTGAAGAACCCGTTTACACGCTCCTCGAAATGCCGTACACGATGACCCTTCCCCCTGTCGGTTTACGGCAGGACGCTACCCCTGCGGCGTATGCGTTACGACGCCACTACGCAATGCAAAGAAAGGGAACGAACCTGATAATTGTCAACGGCACTTCCATCCAGACGTTCCCCCCAGCGGACTGGTCAACTGTGACAAGATGGATATATGGGGGACATGCGTCCCCGAAGGACTTAACGTCCTCTGAAATAGCGTTGTTAATTGCCAACGGATATGCGATTGACGTTGGAGCTGGAGCCTAAATGCCTGTTTACACTTACCGTTGCCTTGATTGTGGGTTGACTCTCGACGTTCACCACGGCATAGACGAAACCTACGATGAGAGTTGTGAGGGATGTAGAGGGGTTGTTCGCAAGTATTTCGGCAATGTCCAGTTCGCACCGTCGGCTACTCCTAGTCGGGGAAACATTGACTGGGGAGGATCGAAACGTAATGAAAAAAACAAAGACGCAGACATGGCCGCGTATAAGCGCCTCCGCTCTGAGGGTTTGCAGCCCCGTTCTATTAACGGGTCTTCCCATCTTGAGAAACATGCAGGCACAGCGCATGAGATCACAGCAGGCCAAGTCCTCTCTGAAGACGGACGGAAACGTAAAGAGGCGGCCCTTAACGAAGTTCTTGGGAGCACCTGATGACAGCACAAGTATGGATTGATTCGACAAGAGACATGCTTTTGTCGGGCTACGTCGAGGAACTCGATTTAGTGACCACAGCCCCAAGTCCTGCGACCACTGGGACGACTCTGGTGGTGCAAGGTATCGCTACTTCTATTGTTAAAGGCGTCGTCATTGAAGTGAACGCCGAGTTGATGTATGTGATTTCGGTAAGTTCAACGACGATTAATGTGATGCGTGGCTACGGTGGCTCTACTGCGGCTACTCATACTGCTGGCGACATTGTTCGTGTATCCCCCAAGTTTCCCACTAACCGCATCATTTCTTCCCTCAACGACGATCTCGCTGACCTGTCAGCCCCAGGTCAAGGGTTGTTCCAAATGAAAACCACGAGCTTCACGTACAACGCTGGGGTGGATGGCTACGATTTGACGGGGTTGACTTCCGCTGAGATCGACTCGATCTATTCGGTGACATACGCCGACATTGGGACTGAAGCTGCGGAGCCTGATGTGTCGTCGTGGCGGCTTCGCCGTAACCGTGACACCGCTTCGTTTTCTAGTGGGCTTGCTTTGATTCTTTACACTGGTGCGTGGCCGGGACAAAAAATAACGGTCATGTATAAGTCGCCGTTCACTCCTATCACTGACGGCACTACTGCCCGTTCTGCTGTGGGGTTGGCTACCACCGCCTACGATCTTCCTCCTCTTGGAGCTGCGATGGCTTTGATGACGACCACACCTATCCGTCGAGAGTTCCTTGACGCTCAAGGCACGTCCCGTATGGCAGACGAGGTGCCTCCTGGCGCTATCTCTGCGTCGTTCCGTGATCTGATGGGGCGGCGTCGTGCCCGTGTTGAAGCCGAATCGGGTCGTCTTGTTTCCCAGTATCCACAGTTGTGGACTCGTAACTCAGCTATGCGTCCGACCGCTCAATGGAGCGGGTTCACGTCGTGAGTTTTAATTCGGAGTCGTTGCCAGTTGAACTGGATGGTGTGTCCTATCTTGTGGACGCACGCCAGTATGGGCGTACTACGGTTCCGGCGTTACGTGAGCAGCGTGACACGAGTGGTGAAGCTGGTGAAAACGCTTTAGATACGAGTGGAGCGTGGACTCGCTCCCAAACAGATTGGAGTTACGGTGCGGGTCAAACGCATTTTGATTTGGCTGACAGTGATCGTCGGCGTTTCAACACTTCTGTGGGCGTTGATGTCTGGACGAAGGGAGAAGTATCCTTACTCCCCATCACCGAAACCGGGGCCAACACCCCGACGTTCACGACGGGGGACATAATTACCCAACGGGTAACGAACGCTGCTGGCACCGAATACTTGTATGTTGCCAACGGCACCACGGTTTATTTCTCCTCGAACGCTGCTGCTGCGAGTCCCACCTGGAACTCTAGTTTCACGATGTCGTCAACGGTTACGTCGTTGGCAAGTGACGGCCAGTACGTTTATGTGGCGTCGGACAGTACCACTCTCCCCGAACGGGCACTCATCGGTTCATCTGCTGGGACATGGCCTGGGAGTGTGGAGGATGTCAACTTTGTTGCTGTCGCCGCAGGCCGCCTTATCGGTTTCAAAGACAACTCGATCTATGAGTTGGATGCTGCTGGTAGTAAAGCAAGTTCTTCTCTCGACTATTCCCTTCCTTTAGGGGGGAGTGCTTGGGTGGATGTGGACGCTGGACCGGGCGGTATTTATGCGGCAGCGAACACTGACGACACTGGAGCCATCTATCACATTGGGGTCAACTCGACTGACGGCACTCTCACCACTCCCACTGTTGCCGGTGAACTTCCTCGAGGTGAAAAGATCAACGCCATCCTGGTGTACGGTCCTGTGCTGTGTATCGCCACGAACAAGGGGTTTCGTACAGCTCTGATTGATACGAACTCGAATGGGGTAACGATTGGTCCGGTGATCGAAACTGGTGGGGAAGCGTATGAGTTGGAGGCTGATGGACAGTTTGTTTGGTGGGGATCAGGGTATGGTAATACTTTTCGTGCAGATTTGACTCGGTTCACTGACACTCTCGTCCCTGCTTACGCCTCAGATCTCATCAGCGCCGCCTCAGCGAGCGCCACAGACCTCGTTAAGGGGGTAACCCGTCTAAACAATGGCGGCTCGCCTAAGCTCTTTCTGGGCGTTGTGAGCGGAGGTGCGGCAGTCCTTCAACGTGAGTCTCGTACTGGTGAGAAAGTTGTTAGTGGGACACTCAACATTGGTGAATGTTCGTGGTCAACTGTGGCACCGAAACTGTTGCGTTCCGTCACTGTCCGCCAAGACCGTGCCCAATACACATTCAACGAACCCAAAATCGACTACCGCCAGTCCAGTACCACATACAACCACAACGGATACTGGTATCGAGGGAACCCTTCATCAGCTTTCCTTGGCACTCTCACGTTTGGTGCCACCAACGACGCCAACGTCACCGACACTCTCACCCTCACCTCCGGTGTGCCAGCCGACTTCACGTTCACCACACAATCCTCTGTCTCATACGAGTTTGTTATCACGATGAGCCGCGACGGTTCCGACACCACGAAAGGCCCCATCGTTGGGGACTGGTTGACGTTCGCTATCGCCACACCTTCCCGTGTAGACGAAATCATTTTGCCCATCGTGTTACGCCGCCAGGTGTTGACTTCCCGTAACAGTGGCGCTCCAGCCACGTTTGATTCCGGGTCGATCTTCTCGACGTTGCGTCAACGCATGGAATCCGGGGTGACTCTCACCTATAAGGAGGGGACTCGTAGCGAGAATGTGACTATTGATCGTATCTCCATGTCCCCTGACCGACTATCCGACGATGGAGCTTGGTGGGAAGGTACTCTCACTGTGAGGCTACTGACCGTACCCAGCTAAGGGGGCCTCATGGCGAAGGTACTGTTCTACGATATTGAAACCGCGCCTAACTTGGCGTATGTGTGGGGGCAGTACGACCAGAACGTCGTGAAACAGCATCGGGAATGGTACATAATGTGCTTCTCATACAAGTGGGAAGGACAGAAAGCAGCGAAAGTAGTCGCCCTCCCCGACTTTGAGCTGTATGACAAAGACCCAGAGAACGACCGAGAAGTTGTGCAAGCCTTATGGGATTTGTTTGACGAAGCTGATGTTGTGATTGCTCACAACGGCGACAAGTTCGACATGAAGAAAGCCAATGCCAGGTTCATTGTCCACGAAATGGGGCCACCCACACCGGTGCAACAAATAGATACGTTGAAAGCATCGAAACGATACTTCAAGTTCAACAGCAACAAGCTCGACAACTTGGGGACACATCTGAGTTTGGGTAACAAGGTGACGACTGGGGGGTTTGCTTTGTGGGAGGGATGCATGAACGGCGATGAGAAGGCGTGGCGCACGATGAAGAAGTACGCTCGCCAGGACGTTGACCTACTCGCTGACCTGTATTACAGGTTGCGTCCGTGGATGACGAACCATCCGAATCTTGCGTTGCTTGACGGTCGCCCTGATTCTTGTCCGAGTTGTGGTCACACTGAGTTTATGCGTCGAGGGTGTCGATCTACCAAGGTCGCCCAGTATGTTCAGTTTCAATGTAAGGCGTGTGGGTCGTATTGTCGTAAGCGTGTGCGGTCTGACGCTACGTCACCTAACCTTGTGCCATGACGTTTGATGAGTGGCTGACCGAAGGTGTCGCCGCCGGTTACTGTTCCGAACCCGTATGCTTAATGCACGACTTCCCTTCATATCTGAATGAGGAAGATCAGAGACAATTCGACGCAGGGCACGACCCGTGCATAGGGGGCGTCACATTTAATGCGGATAGGTAGTTTCTGTTCAGGATACGGGGGCCTCGACCTTGCAGCAGAAGCGTTTTTTGATGCCGAAACAGTGTGGTGGTCAGACATTCAGCCTCTATGTCAACAAATAATGGGGACACACTGGCCTGAAGCAACCCCTATCGGGGATGTAACGACCGTCAACCCACATGATTTAGCTGAAGTGGATGTGGTCACAGCAGGATTTCCATGTCAGCCCTACAGCCAAGCAGGAAACAGGTTAGGTGAGAAAGATGAACGAGCAATCTTCCAATACATTGGGGATGCCATTGGCATTCTTCGACCAGGAGTCGTGTTCTTGGAGAATGTCGCAGCAATCACTTCTCTCGGAGGACTCTCCGTTGTTGGAACGCTTGCCAGCCTCGGCTATGACACGCGGGCTGGAACTCTTCGAGCTTCCACCATTGGTGCCCCCCACCAGCGGAACAGATGGTTCTGTGTTGCTACCAACACCGACGGTGCAAGACGGGGAGAACAACGGGGGGCCGTCCCAATGGGAGAGAAACTCGTTTCCCCTGAATGTGGTAGCGGTGCAAGTTGGGGAGAATATGCTCCAGCCATCCGACACTGGGAACAAGTCCTCGGAAGAGCAGCCCCCGACCCTCTTGTAGATGGACAGTTAAATCATTGGCTAGTCGAATGGATGATGGGGCTCTCATCCGGCCATGTTTGTTCGATTGCTGAAAGCCG